CCATAATTGCCGGTCACCAACGGACAAAGGCAATGCTGGCACTTGGAATAAAAGCAGCTCCGGCATTTGTAATAAATGGCATTAATAAAATGGATGAAGTACGCTTCAACCAAATGCACAATGCCAGTGACGCTGAACTTAATGAGTTATACAGTACGGTAAGGATAACCGGCTCAGTACCGTTGGGTTGGTCTTGGGTTGACTCAAAACAGATTGAGGTGGTAAACAAAGGCAAACTGGTAAAGTTGCTTAAAGCGGAGCTGAAGCTGTTAGCAAGATACGGAGACTGGGGAGCAGTCGTTGCAGATCAGGACGGAAATGTAATAATCTCACCTGAATATGCTATTGCAAGTAAAACACTAAACCGCAAATTACTTGTTTACGGTATCGAAAACAGCAAAGTCAAAGATGTAAAGTACTATTTCGGGCAAGATTATGGAGTTTTCTCCTACCAGCATCTTGATAAAGATACCTTCATTCAAACCCTTGCTCAAAAGTCAAGGTTAAGAGATGCTAACCAGAGAGGCGGAAAAAGTGTGCTTTATGAAACATGCGTTATTCCGGGAATAAACAAACAGCAAAGAATTTTGGACTTCGGTTCAGGCTGGGGCGACTATGCAAAGATGCTAAGGCGCAAAGGTTACAGCATAACAGACCTTGAATTTTATCGCCGGCATAAATCTGTAAATGCTATTAACGTGGACTGGGTAAACATGCGAATAAGTGACATACTTGAAGATATTCAGGAAAATGGTCTTTATGATGTTATAGTCTGCGACTCAGTACTCAATAGTGTGGACAGTCTTGAAGCGGAAAAGAGCGTAATGATAACGCTCAACGCTTTTTGCAAACCTGGTGGGATAGTTTTCTGGTCAGGTCGGTGTAAGGAATTTGTATCGCATACCGTCGGGGATAAGTCAGAATTTGACTCAAGGCCGGAGAAGGGAACAGTCTCGGAAGATGAAATGACTATGCTGTACTTCTTTGATGAAAATAACTTCACAGCTAACTACCGTGAGGGTCGCTGGTTTTATCAGAAGATGCACACCTTTGAACAGGTACATGAGCTGAACCGGAAATATATCGGTTCTCAATACAGCTTAACAGGTAAAGGGCGTAACATTGAAAGACCGCGGCAAATGAAAAACACGTCAAGCTTTCAGGTCACTTCTATAAAGGATGTTGAAATAGATGCACAGACTGTAAAAGAAGCCCTGAAATTTGAGTTCTCATTGATCTTACCTAACGGTAATAGATATAACAGATTTAACGACGTATGGAACGTATTTAAACAATATTATGAAAATTAAAAGACTGGACATAGAAGCAAGCTTCAGGTATTTTTGGCTGAAATACATTGAAGATTTTGACCTTTCAAACCATTGTGCTAGGGCTTTCATAGGTAAATATGAAAAGAACCTTAGTATAGGTCTAATCTTACCCGAGTCTGAATATTACTATATGTGTGGAGTCTCAAGCCCTTACATATACAACAACAATTTTCACCTTGCTTTCCGTCACAAAGAGGGTTCAGAGATTAAAGTAAAACGCCACGGTGTAAAAGTATGGATAACCGACGCTGAAGAGATTGAGATAACTCCTTTAATGGAAGGGGAAGCTCATCACCCTAAAGGGAAATATAAAGAGTTTTATACATGCCGGAACTGGCAGTTTGCGTATCAAATATCAAAAGGAAAGGAGAATTAAGAAATGACGTTTATAAATATAGCAATAGCAGCTTCAGTAATTCTTTGTATAGGCTTTGCTCTATACGGGCTTTATACGTTTGTTGATAAGATCAAAAAATACATTGATTAAAGTGAGAAAAGAGATAGCAGAGCTAAAGAGTATTCAAATACCGATAAAGCTTCTGGATAATAAAACAGAAGAGTTACGCAATTTAGGTATTGAGACGGTTTCACCAAATGTTCTCAAGCCTTTTATATTCCGTACTACAAGCCTTGATGGTTTCTGGACTGATGAAGAGAGCAAGGAAATAGTCTTTTATGTAGGTGGATTTAGCTTTGTAACACCTTATTCTCAGAATACCTTGAAATTGTTCAATATCATTTTAGGTAAAATACAATAGATATGCCTGCAGCACCGAAATACGATAAAAGAGAGAGGGAGAAAATTGTTCGTAAGATCAATGAGAAATATGCAACCGGTAAATATCCTATTGTTGTATGCTGTGATCATTTCGGCATAACATACAAAACCTTCAAGCGGTGGGATAAGGAATTTTCAAAAGTACCACGGAAAAAAGCTGAAGGTACAACGCAAGGTACAAAAGCAAAAAATGATACTGATGAAAGTACAACAAAACCGAAAACTTATGCAGACGCAAAGGCTGAGGCTCGCAATGTACGCCGGAAAGCGTTACGTGAAAGAGCTTTGACAGCGTTGGAGTATCATTTGGAAATACAGGAATATGAAGAGAAAAAACAAATAGCAGAAATAGGTTCAGATGGCAAGCCGGTAACGAAAAAAATTGAAGTTACACGCAAGCGTAAAGAGCCTAATCCGATGTTAACACGTTTTACATTAACAAATGTTGATCCAGAGAACTTCAGAGAGAGTCAGAAGATCGAACACTCCGGGGAGATAAGGACTTTAACAGACCTTATCATGCAAAACCGGGAGCGAATAGAGAGAGAGCAGAATGAAGATGCTGGACAAAATAGCGAGTAATGAACAGCTATTGGAGTTTTATTTACGGTGTAGAAAAGACTGGAACTTATTTGCCCGTGAATGGCTTGATGTTCGTTTAGATAACGATCAGCAAGAGATACTTCATGCAGTACAAACTAACCGGCGTGTTTCAGTACGCTCAGGTACAGCACGGGGAAAAGACTTTGTTGCGGCGGTTGCTTCCGTAGCATTTCTTTTTCTTAATATTCCTTCAAAAGTAATAAATACAGCTCCTACCGGGCGTCAGGTAACAGCTATTATGCTTCCGGAGATTGCAAGGCTGTATAAGAACGCTCAGAAAATTGGAGGGCTGGGAGGTCGCCTTATGGCAGATGGGATACGGTTTGAAGAAGATCGCACCTGGTATTTGATGGGATTTAAGGCGGATGATAAAAATACTGAAGCATGGTCAGGCTTCCATTCACCTAACCTTATGGTCGTGGTAACAGAAGCGTCAGGGATAGAACAACAGACGTTTGATGCTATTGAAGGGATCCTACAGGGCAACTCAAGGCTTGTCATAGTGTTTAACCCTAATAACCTGAAGGGTGAAGCCTACGAGAGCGCAAGGTCGCCTCAGTACAAGTCTTTCAAGCTTAACTGTCTTGACAGCCCTAATGTTATAGCCCGGAAAATAGTTATACCCGGTCAGGTTGACTATGACTGGGTAAATGAGAAAGTACTGAAAAAAGGTTGGACAATGGAGATCCACCCTTCTGAAGTTGACCCGACGAAGTTTGACTTTGAGTGGAACGGTAAATATTACAGACCCGGTGACCTGTTCCGTGTCAAGGTATTGGGAGAATTTCCGGAAGAGGACTCAGGCGGTCTTATTCCTTTAGCATGGATTGAGCAAGCTAATGACAGGTGGATAGAGTACACTAAAGGCGGTTTCCGGGAAAGTACTCCGGTAAGACTTGGAGTAGATGTAGCCGGCATGGGAACAGACAATTCAGTTATCGTTGATAGGTATGGATTTTATGTTAAAGGCATTCATATTGTGCCGGTTGCTTCAAAAGATACTATTCACATGCAGGTAGCCGGGCAGGTTAAACAAGCCCTGTTTAACGGCGGACAGGCTTTTATAGATACAATCGGAGAAGGTGCGGGCGTCTATTCCAGGCTTCGTGAAATGAAAGTGCTTAATGCTTATTCATGTAAAAACTCAGAGAACGCTAAGGGGCTGTATGATGCAACCGGTGTAAGGAAGTTTACTAATATGAGAGCTTATATGTACTGGGCTTTGCGTGACGCCCTTGACCCTTCCGGAGATATTAAGCTTATGCTTCCTCCTGATGATGAACTCAAAGAAGAGCTATGCGAAATTCATTACATGATACAATCCGATAGCAGAATAATACTTGAACCTAAAGAAGATATTAAAAAGAGACTGGGACGGTCACCGGATAAAGCTGACGCCCTGTCAATGACTTTTTACCCTGAAGCAAGGGTAAATGAAGAACAACCGTATACAGGCGAATACCTGACAAAAGAGGATTTTGGAATTTTTTAAATAGATGAGAGATGAACTTAGAAAAGCTTAATAGTTTGACAACGGGAGACATTGCTGATAAATGGAGCGACGTAGTAAAAACTTATGCAACGGAAGACAAGGATCGATATGAAAACATAGATAAGTACATAAAGGAATACGACCTTCTGCATTATGTACTCGAAAACCCTGACAGGGCTGATGCAATAATAGGTTCAGGAAACAACAAAAGGGTTGTCAAAAAGGCTAAGTTGCTGATTTCTTTTCAGAAGAAGATCACAAACCTTGCAGTTGCTTTTCTCTTTGGCAGACCTGTTCGTTTAATTGTTGACAAACGGTCAGAAACTTTTGATGAAGAGCTTGCCGGGTTAAAAATTATTCAAGATATTTGGCGGTCTGCCAAATTAAATTACCATGATAGGCAATTAGCAAGGCGTTTATTTATTGAAACGCATGTGGCAGAATTGTTCTATGTTGTTAAGACTCCGGAAGAAGGGAATAAAATAAAAGTAATGCTTTTAAGTAGAGAAAATGGGGACATATTAGTACCTCATTTCGACAAATACGGCGACTTTGACGTATTTGCCAGAAAATACAAGGTACTGGACGACGAAGGAAAAGAGAACGAAGCTATTGATATCTATACAGCCCAAACGATAATCAAAGCTATTAAGCTTGACGACTGGCAGTTCACAATAGATCAAAACCTTGTCGGTAAAATTCCTGTTATCTATTATTCTCAAGACGCCGCTGAATGGACGGACGTGCAAACCCTTATCGACAGGCTTGAAGATATGATAAGCAAAAACGCAGATACTAACGACTATTTTGGCAGTCCGTCAGTTAAGGTGAAAGGCAAAATATCTAATCCTCCGGGGAAAGAGATACAAGGAAAAATGTTCCAGTTGGAAGGCCAGAACGTTGAAGGTCGTATAGAGTACGGGGATCTGAGTTATTTAACCTGGGATCACGCCCCGGAAGCTATTAAGCTGGAATATGAAATACTTAAAGACCTTATATATTCGCAAACATCAACGCCTGACATTTCATTTAACAACCTGAAAGACATAGGCAATATGTCAGGTATTGCTATGCGTTTCATGTTCTTAGATGCAGCCTTAAAGAGTTTAAACAAACAGGAAATTTTCGGTGAGGGGCTTGCCCGGAGAATAAACCTGCTTAAAGAAATGGTTTCAAAAGTGGCTGATGTTAGGAGTGCAAAACAGCTTAACGGGCTTGACGTTGAAATACAGTTTCAGGACGCCCTTCCGGAAGCGGTACGGGAAACAATAGAAATGCTGAACATAGCCACCGGCGGTGAAAAAATTATGTCAACAAAAACAGCTCTTCAGCATAACCCTTTAGTACAAAATACTGAAGGTGAGATGGAAGAGCTTAACAGGGAAAGTGAAAACCCTAATGAGACCTTTATTCCTTAATATTAACTAATCCAGTAATCTCAAAATGTGCGATAAAAACATAAAAAAGAAAAAAAGGAGAGGTTCAAAAGAAACTCTAAGTCAGCTATTAGATTATCTAATAAAAGATGATAGGCTTAGTGCTTATATGTTAACTCAAAAGACTTGGCGGCATAATAACGACTATGCTCAGTTTGAGTCTTTAATACCGCATAAGCTATTGTCCTATGAGATAGTTGACGGTTATTTCATAAGCCTGAACTCCAAGGATTATGATGTAAAAATGAAGTATATGAATGTAATAACTAAAAACATAAAAGAAACAAATATTAAGGCACGGTTGATACGGGAAGCGTCACCTTATACACCATGCATAAATGGAGAGTGGGGCGTTAATCCTATTTCAATGATTAAACAGGTTGAAGAGGGTAAATAGGTTGGATAATGGATTTTTCAAAGGATTTTGAAAAGCTACATTTACAAAATATTGCTTTTGGGGATAAGCAGGTCACAAAAATAATTCATCAGGTAAGTATAGAGCTTGCCAAGGAAATACAGAAGTGGTCACTTGTAGCTGGCGACTCTTTCTCAATACAGAATTACAAACCTTTAAAGAACAAGATAAACAGGATAATAGGAGAAATGAACTCGGACCTGAGCCTTTTAACTACGTCACAGATGACTAAGGCCTGGGCATTATCAAACAGGAAAAACGACTACCTTGCTAATCAGTACCTTGCAAATATCGGGATGACAGAAGGTATTAAGCAGACCTTTTTTCAGATCAATTCAACGGCACTTGACGCCTTTATTAACCGCACAGAGAACGCCTTTACAATAAGTGACCGTATATGGAGAAGTACAGCCGGCATAAAAGATGAGCTTGAAACATACGTAGGTCACGGGATAGCCACCGGTAAAAGTGCTCAAACGATAACAAAGGACGTGAGAGGGCTTTTAAAAGAACCCGATAAAGTTTTCAGGCGGGTAAGAGATAAGAACGGTAACCTTGTATTAAGTAAACCAGCGAAGGCATACAGGCCGGTAAAGGGCGTCTATCGCTCTTCATATAAGAACGCCTTACGATTAACACGTACTGAAACAAACATGGCATACAGGCTGAGTGATGCAGCAAGGCGTAAGCAGCTACCCTTTGTCACCGGCATAACCGTTCATCTGTCTGCAGCACACTCTCAGATAGATATATGTGACGAAATGCAAGGTAAATACCCTAAAGGTTTTCAGTTTTCCGGCTGGCATCCTAACTGTTTCTGCTACTCTACCGCAGACCTTTTGCCAAAGGAAAAGTTTATCGAAATGTTGGACGGTAAACCGGCTCCAATTAAATATTATCGCATGGGAGCTCCAAAGAGAGCTTTAACCTATCTAGCAAACGTAGTGGCAAAGAGTCCGAAAAGCCATTACTTTACTCAGGCCGAAGGCACGTTTAATGCTTCACTTACCGGCATGGCAGAAGGCGTAGAGCCTACGCTTGTAAACCTTAAACTACCTAAAGCAGCAAAGCCAAAGGTATTAAAGCCTGATTACGACATTTATGATGACTATGAAACAGCGAACGACGCTGTATATGACTGGTCTTATGATAAAGCCCCTCAAGCTGTTTTAGATAGTGTGAGTCGTTACACCGGAAGTCATTATAGTGATATTAACGACTTACTTAGAATACCTAACTGGACAGTAGGAAGGTCAGAAGTACGTATTCAACAGGTAAAAAAGCATGTTGATAATATAAAGCTAATGTATAAAGACGCTCCCAGGTACAAAGGGACAGTATATAGAGGTATGACATGGTTCGATGAAACAAGTAAGGGAGCTAAAGCATTACTACCAAATTTGAAAAAGGGTAATATTATAACTGATCCCGGATTTATGTCAACCACAACCAGAGAGGGAATAGCTAAAGGGTTTGCAGACTGGGACAGGTCAACAGGTGCACGGAAATTAAGAGTCGTGTTTGAAATAGATACTGAAAACGGCGTTCCAATACGTAACCTGTCACAGATTAGCAGCGAAGATGAAATATTATTAAATTGTGGTAGCTCATTTATCATAAAAGACATTGACGAAAAAGTGGAATCCGGGATAAAAAAAATAACTGTAAAACTAAAGGAACTATAATCATGGCATCAAAGACAAGTAAGGAGAGGTTCAAAGAACGTTTAATAGATCAGGACTCAAACCATTTAGTGTTTCCGCAATGTAACGACTGCAAGCATAACAACCGTGACGGCACATGCAAAGCTTTTCCTGATGGTATTCCAAAAGACATACTTACAGGTAAGATATTGCATAACAAGCCTTTTGCCGGACAAAAAGGGAAATATATATACGAAAAAGAATAATTTATGTTTTTATGCATTGTAAACAACTATGCTCTTATGGTAAATAACTCCGGGCCTTTTTTGTTGATAAATGATTTGGTCGGATATATTTTAGCACGTGAAAGTATAATGTACAATGCAATCGGGCATGAGCGAAATAAGGTGTAAAAAATGCGGCAAGCTTCTTTTCAAAGCCAAACAGTACAACCTTATGAATATTGAAATAAAGTGTCCCCGATGCAAAACGGTAAACGAAATAAAAAATGAACGAATAAAGATGACGGGTTAGGTTTTGTATTTTTTTCATAGTTTTTGTTTTAAGGATTAGGAATTAACAGTATGAGCAACATGAGTGCCATTCCATAACGGAGTGGCACTCTTTTTTTAAGTGAATTAAAATGTCAACAAAAGATAAGGCTGAGCCAAAAGTAAACGAAAAGAAAACAGAATATGCTGACGAAAGCGTGAAGGATATTCAGGCTAAGTCAGACAAAACAGAACATGCTTCGGAAGGTATTAACCTTTCAGGTATGATCGAAGGCTCAGAAAGCCTTAAAACGGCTGTGAAAAAAGATCAGAAAATAATCGAGATACATTTCCCTAAAGACGCAAACTATAATGACTGGGATTTAAAAACATTGTCCGGGGAGATAGTAAGGACTTATAAAAGCACTTACAAACGCTTTACAGTACAGTTCATCTTTTCCAGTCGTACACTAATAACAATAATATAAAAAGACAAAAATGGAAGAACTCATTAAAGCAGAACTTAAAAAGCAAGGGCTGTCAGAGGACTTAGTTTCAAAAATTACAGTTGAGAATGAAAGCGAAATTGAGGCAGCCGTGAAAGCATTTAAAGAGTCACAGAAAAAGAGCCTCGCTGAATTTCTCAAAGAGAACGGTTATGAAGATGACTTCAACCGTCACATCCAAAGTGAAACTGATCGCAGGGTCACTCAAGCTATTAAGACTTACGAAGAAAAACA